TATGATTGGAAGACAGATTTAAGCAAATTGTCCACTATTTGTCATTTTACAAAAACCAGAGTTAACCCTAACAAAAATGAGGGCGACATGTCTTTTGGTGCGGAACAGTGCTTTTTGGTTAAAGCAGTAGCAGGCAACATGAACGCCGAGCGCTTCTTCGAAATTGGAACGGGTCGTGGTACTGCATGTTATTCTGTCGCACTAGAAGATTCAATAAAGGATGTAGTTACTGTTGATGTTATTTCCCACTTCCAGAAAAAAAAAGAAGCGATCGGGTATAGAGAGGCGATTGTTTCAAACGATGATATATATCACATGATTCCATTTGAAGAGAAGGAAAAAATTAAATTCAAGCATGTCTCGGAAGTTCCGATGATGCTTGACGAAATGGAGGGTGAGTTTGATTTAGCATTTATTGACGGCAATCACACTGATATTAATGTCATTATGAATGATTTTAATATTGCTAATAATTTGGTAAAATCTGGGGGCGTCATTCTGTTTGATGATTATCATCCAACAAAATTTGCTGTAAAAGAGGTTGTTGATAAGGTGTTAACAGAAAATAGTGAATTTAAAGCAGAACTTGTTTGTTTTCATGGACACTTGTTCGAGCAGGATAGGAAAGTTTCTGATACTGGAATTGTAGTGGTTACGAAGTGAAGATTTATTTGAATGATCCAAAAGAGTCTTGGATAGTTGATCGAATAAGAAAAGAGTGGTACGAGAACAATCAAGACATTGCTACTGAAAGCATTGAAGATTGTGATGTACTGTGGATCGTTGCCCCTTGGCAGTGGTCTTTGATACCTAGACAGCACTTAGAGTCTAAGAAGGTGATTTGCACCATTCATCATATTGTGCCTAACAAATTTAAACAGCAAAATATAAATGAATTTTTAATTAGGGATACTTTTGTTGACGCATATCATGTGCCGAACAAACATACAGCACACATTGTCAAGCAATTAACGAAAAAACCTGTTCACGTTGTAGGGTATTGGTACAATTCAAATCTTTGGAACCCCTTGGATAAATCTGATTGCAGAAATGAGTTTGGTATTTCACAAGATAAGTTTGTAATAGGGTCTTTTCAGCGAGATACTGAGGGCGGCGACCTGGTATCACCAAAATTGGAAAAAGGACCGGACCTCTTTTGTGATTATGTGGAAAAAATTGCAGATGATAAAACATTAGTATTGTTAGGCGGCTGGCGCAGGCAGTATGTGATAAACAGACTTAAGAAATCAGGAATAGAGTATAAATATGTTGAATTTGCGCCCATAGAAGACATTAAAAAGATGTATGCTACCTGTGACCTTTATGTTGTATCTTCTAGGCATGAGGGGGGTCCACAGGCGCTATTTGAAGCATCTGCAATGAAGGTTCCGGTGATATCTAACCCCGTAGGGTTGGCAGAGGAAGTTTTGTGTAAAAATTGCGTTTTTGATATAACAAAAAATATTTACTTCCCAACACAAGAGGATGTCGAGAATAACTTTAATAAAGTTAAAAAATATGATATTATTAAACACAAAAAACAATATATAAAAATATTTGAGGAGGTTTTGTGATGTCTCGCAGAGCACTAATAACAGGAATAAATGGAATGGATGGGTCGCATTTGGCAGATCTGCTTTTGTCTAAAGGATATCAAGTGTGGGGAGTAGAAAGAAGATCTTCCACAAAAAACAGAACAAACACAAAACACCTTGAGGGCAAGATGACATTTGTCAACGGTGATATGACTGATCAAAATTCACTAGTCCGTTGTCTTAAGGAGAGTGACCCGCATGAGGTTTATAACTTGGCAGCACAATCCTTTGTTGGTGAAAGTTGGAACACTCCAGAATACACTAGTGAAGTCACAGGACTTGGTGTTTTGAGAATGCTAGAAGCAGTTCGTGAGTATGGAAAACCAGTAAAATTCTACCAAGCAAGTTCCTCTGAAATGTTTGGTAGAATGATAGAGAACCCCGCCAAAGAAACAACGCCGTTTTACCCCAGGTCTCCTTATGGTGTCGCTAAATTGTATGGACACTGGATAACAAAAAACTATAGAGAATCTTATGATATTTTTGCTTGTTCCGGAATTCTTTTCAATCATGAATCAGAGCGAAGGGGGGTTGAGTTTGTAACACGTAAAATTTCTGACGGTGTCGCAAGAATATATTTAGGTCTTGCCGATCATATTTCATTGGGAAATCTAGAAGCGAAAAGGGATTGGGGGTACGCCCCGGACTATGTTGAGGCAATGTGGTTGATGTTACAGCAAGACAACCCAAATGATTATGTTATTGCAACAGGCGAAACACATTCTATTAAAGATTTTTTAACTCATGCATTTAATCATGTTGGGATCTCCGACTGGTCAAAATACATCAAACAAGATCCAAGGTTTATGAGACCAGCTGAGGTTGATGTTTTGCGTGGAGATAGTTCTTTGGCAAGAGAGCATCTGAATTGGGCGCCCAAGATTGGTTTCGAGCAATTGGTGAAGAAAATGGTAACAAACGACATCAATCTTTTAAAATGAAAGTATATGTTAATAGAAGACCCAAAACAGGTCCGTGGGGTGGCGGCGCTAAGACTGTTAATAAATTAGTAGAACACCTTAAAGCAAGTGGTCATACTGTAGTATACCAGATGCAAGAGGGGATTGATATTTTGTTCTGTTTTGATCCTCGCCCTAATGAATTTGGAGAGAGTATAAATCACATGTACTCTTATCGAAAAATATTTCCTAATGCAAAAATAATACAGAGAGTGGGCGATGTTGGGACTCATAGCAAACCAGAGTTGACGGAATTGGTCAGATATTGTTTGGATAAATCTGATTATTTTATATTTCCTAGTGCCTGGGCAAAGGGGTATGTAAATTTTACTGGTGACAACAGTAGTGTAATCTATAATTGTCCAATGAAAGAATTTTATAAAAACAGAAACGAGCGAAAGCACGTTCCCCGCGTTCCGAGAGTGATTACGCACCATTGGTCAACAAACCCAAAGAAGGGGTTTGACTTGTATAAAAAATTTGAAGAATACTGCGAAGAGACAAACATGTTTGAATTTCATTATATCGGACAATTACCAAACAGGGTATCGTTTAGTGGGTACACTCCACCAATTTCAGTTGAAAATCTGACGGAAATGCTTCCTAAATATGATATTTATCTAACAGCATCCGAAGAGGAGGCAGGCGCAAATCATGTTCTGGAGGGCATTGCTTGTGGTTTGCCGGTTGTGTATAAGAATTCTGGTGGCAGCATAGTGGAATATTGCGATAGTATGGGTGAGGAGTACGCTGATTTTGATGAAATGATTTGGTCTCTAACGACAGTGAGAGACAATTATTCTATATACAAGCAAAGGTGCTTGCAATACATTGATACGAATGATGTGGTAGTACAAAAATATCTTAATATAATAAGGAGCGTGTATGATGAAGGTTAATATAAGCATTGATGATGTCAGTCCTCATCCTTATTCTTCTGTCCGGGTTTTGGAAAAGTGTGAGGAACTTATTGAAGAATTCCCCGATATAAAAATTTCATTGTTTATTCCAGCAGCGTACTGGAGAACAATAAAACCAGGAACAACAACAAAAATACCGTTAAATTTGTCTAATTTTCCTGAATTTTGTGAAGAGATATCTGATCTTGATCCAAACAATTATGAAATTGGGTTTCATGGATATTATCACGGTATACCCGGTAGGTCTGACAACGACGAATTTCAAAATCTTTCATATGATGAGACCAACCACAAGATAGATCTAATGCTAGAAGAGATCAAAAAATCGGGACTAGAGAAGGTATTTAAAAAGATGTTTAGACCACCAGCATGGAGAATGAACCCAGAAGCTTTTAGGTGCTTACATGATCGCGGTTTTGAGTTGTTTGCTTTGACGGATTTGGAGTATGCTCTAAAGACTTACGATGGTTCTGAAAAATTTTACCCATCTACAAATTCATCTCAATTTCCCCCATCAAGACCGCTAAAAGTGAACAAGGTTTGTGGTATAGTGTATCATGCGTGTGAGTGGGATGGAAATTATTTAAATTCTGAAAAAGTTCATGATTTAATAGATTTTTTAAAAGATAAGGAGAAAGAGTTTGTTTTTTTGGAGGGGTTGTTGTGAGTAGTCTTAAAAAAATAGAAGTAATTGTGCCGACATATAGGTCTAGAGATTTAACTAGGTCGTTTGTAAGAAGTTTTGAGTATTTTAAACCTGATGATATGGAGGTCACGTTTCATTTGGTAGAAAATTCTGCGGACGTGTCCTATAAGGATGAGTCGACTACGTGGGCAAACGACGTTAGGTGGTATAATAATTCAGATGCTGACACGAATGAAAATGCAGCAAACAATAGGGGTTCGTGGGCAAACTGTTCTGCGATTGATTTTGTAAAGCATGATATCAAAAGTGAGTTTGTGTTTTTATGTCACAACGACTGTATTGTTACGAGCAGGTTGTTTTTTGAGGAGTTGAGGTCGAAAGTGCTAGAGGGATGTAAACTTGTTGGAACGCTAAGATCTCCTGCAAGAAACAACTATCTTCACAGTTCTGGATTGTTGGTTGAAACGGAACTATTCAAGGAAGTGGGAGTAACACCAGAGTTTCATCGAGATGTGGATGTTTGCGAAATTTTAACTGTTCATTGTGTTGAGAATGAAATACCTTATTTTGCATTTGATAGCACATTTTCAAGCAGAGAGTTATTTGAGTCATGCAACGAACCGTGGAAGTCTTTAGGTCCTTCTTGTGGTGTTGATAGGACGCTGGATAGCAATCATACAGAGGTTATTTACGCACACCTTGGTCGAGGATCAGAAAAGAATTTTAAACAATATTTCAAGCAAGGAAAGGTATTGTATGACGATTGGAATTCTTTGTGTGAAGATCTTTTAAAAAAGGAAGATAATGAATCGAAATGATAAGAGAGTTTCTGTCTTCGGGGGTACGGGATTTATTGGTGGCAACTTTTGCAACATGTATAAAAACGAAACCATTACGGTAGACAGAAACATAAGAAAACCATTCACAAATCAAGTTTTGTATCTTATAAGCACAATCCACAACTATAACGTATTTGATAATCCATATGTGGATATTGAGACCAATCTTAAGATTCTAATAGAAACCCTAGAGCAGTGCAAGGATCAGAATGTGGTTTTTAATTTTGTTAGTTCTTGGTTTGTATATGGTCAAACAGATCAATTACCGGCGAAAGAAGACACAAATTGTAACCCGAAGGGGTTTTACTCGATTACAAAGCGATGTGCCGAACAGTTGTTGGTATCTTATTGTGAAACTTTTAACATTCAGTATCGAATATTAAGACTTTGTAATGTTTACGGAGTTAATGCAACAAAAGTCTCAATAAAAAGAAACGCCCTTCAGTATCTTGCAAATGAGGTTGTTCATGGAAGAGATATAAATCTTTATAATGCTGGCAGTGATGTGAGGGACTTTATGCATGTCGATGACGTTTCTAGGGCAATGATGCTCTGCATCGAAAAGGCGCCATTAAATGAAATTATAAATATTGGTTCAGGCACCCCACAAAAATTTGGTGAAGTCATGAAATATGTGAGAGAGCGTACAAATTCAAATAGCGTATTTCATGATGTGGATCCACCAGATTTTCATAAGAAAGTGCAAGTAAAGGATATGTATTTGGACACGACAAAACTTAGGTCACTAGGTTTCACCCCAGAAAAAAACTTTTGGGATCAAATAGATAAAATAATAGAAATTTCAAAGGAGTAAAGCAATGAAAAAGATTTTGATAGCCGGTGGAGCAGGGTATGTTGGCACCCTCCTAACCAATGAATTGATAGATAAGGGGTATGATGTTCATGTTATTGATCTTTTATGGTTTGGGTCTCATTATACTAGGGATGTGAATTTGCAAAAAAAGAACATAGTTGACCTAACCACGAATGATTTAGTCGGGTTCGATTGTGTTGTTTTCCTTGGTGGGTTATCAAATGATCCCATGGCAAAATACAGTCCATCGATGAATTTTATAGAAAACGCTGCTGTGCCTTCTTACTTGGCGTTCATTTCTAAAGAGGCAGGCGTGAGAAGGTTTGTGTATGCTAGTACATGTAGTGTGTATGGATATACAGCAAATCAGTTGTTAGACGAAAACAGTGATTCAATATCCCCTCAGTATCCATATGGTATATCTAAATTGGCAGCGGAGCGAGCGATCATAAATATGACTGATGATATGTTTAGACCGATTGCTCTTAGAAAGGGCACCGTCGGCGGTTG